GAGGAGGAAACCATTAGGTCAGCAGAACTTCTAAATGGTATTCTTTCCATATCATTTAAGTTTGGTCCAACCTCAACACCTATTGTTTCAAACATCCTAACAGTAATATCATATATTCTTTTTGTCTTACCTTGTGATGTTCCATTTTGTGATCCAGCATTTAATCTCATAGTTTGTAGTAAAGATGTGTAAGCTAAACCAACCTTAACATCTTTTGCAGAACGATCTAAAGTTACACTACCAGAACTTACAGTTTTATCAGGATGTGTTGCTCCATCTGCAAGTATAGAAACAGTTTGTCCTTCAAGGTGGTCTAATCCTGATACTGAACTTACAGCACTACCACTATAACTTAACTGACTATCTAAAAAATTAAATGATGTATTATCTGTTTGATCAAAATCAAATACATTTAAAACTTCTACAAATCTCCTTGTTGCACCATTGATAGTTCTTTTGACAATGACATAAACTTCATACTCGGTATCATCTGTTGGTATGACAGCAACACTTTCACATACAGCTTTACCTTCATCAGTTTTTGTTAATCTAGTAGAATCATCTAAAGATGTAATAGTTAAAAACCCTGTAGACAATGGTGAACTTTCTGTAATAGTAACCACATTACTGTTTACTGTTGCTGTAAAATCAGAGTCAGCATCTATTAATGTTTTTAAGTTTGTAGCTGTTTGATTATTACTAGATGTAGTATGAAACTTACCACTTGTAGCAGATGTAGCAGATGTAAAGGTTGTAGTTGTGCCATCTGCTTTTGTTAAAACTATTCTTGTACCATCTGCAATGTTTGCAAAATCAGTTACTGTTATTGTTGCATTACCAAATCTACCACCAAAAATATGTCTGTGCCAAGCGGTTACTTGTTGTTCTCTTTGATAAGTTAATGCTACTAACTCACCATCATTTCTTGTAGCATAAACTATTTGATTTGGTTCTTGTTGATATGCTATTTGTGTTAAACCACCTTCACTAATATGCTCAGCAAGAATAGTCATATCAGGTGCAATGTATCCATCAACATCAAAATTATAAGCTAGTTCTCTAATTTTTCTTTTTGCACGTTGTAAAAATAATGTTGCGTTACCTACAGCTATAGCGTCTACATTTGCTGATCCATGGTTAGATTGTTTTTTAATTAAAATATTTGTTGGAGTAATAGCACTATCTGTACCACCTCCTGATACAGTAAACTCACCACCTGCTGTTCCAATAATTAATGTTCTTGTAGCTGTCATAAATCTAATTGCATTAACTTGATTAGATGCGATTGTATAAATGATTGCATCATCATCAGCTACAGTTCCACCAATATTTGCATCCATATTTTCATAATCGCCTGACTTTGAAAAGAATACTGTTTGTGGTTGGTTAGTTGTTCCTGCAAAAACTAATCGTTGTTCAAAAAAAGTTACGCAAGAAGGATGACCTGTTGTATCTGAAAAAGCTCCAAGTCTCCAATCTGCTGTAGCAGTAGATGCACTTAATGTTGTTAAAATTTCTATTGTTGCATTTGTTGTATTTGTAACAGCAGTTATTTTTGCATAACCACCATGAAGAAAAACAAATCTTCCAACGTCTGTTGCTAAAAATCCTGATCCACTATTTATTCCTGTCGTTGCTGAAGCAACTAAAGATACACCAGTTCCTACTGCTGTTGCACCTGGATTTAAAGTTGTAGTTGTTATATTAGCATCTTGCATTGGTCCTTTAGTAAAATCTACATCTGTCAATGTCCAAGATGTATGACCAGTACGAGATAATTTTTCTACTTCGTGTTCTGGGTGTGTGATGTACATTACGTCTGCCGATTGTGCGAATTTTAAATCAAAAAGTTGTGCAGTAGTGTAAGGTGTTGCTAGTTCAAAAACTTTATTAGATACACCACCTGAAGTATAAGCAGTAAATGATGTGCTGTTTATATCTACACCATCTTTATCTTGTAGTTCAAATGTATTGGTAGTTTTATCTGCAACTAAAAATCTTTTACCATTAACTTCTGTCATACCAGAAACACCACTAATCAATACTTCATCACCATTAGAATAACCATGTGAAGCTGCTGTTACGACAGCAGGATTAGCTTGTGTTATTCCTGTTATAGTTTTATCACTCTCTAGTACAGCACCTTTATCTTTATACACTCTCATTTTTAGATTTGAGAACTCAAGCATATAAGTTTGTGTTGTAGAAAATTCAAAAGGGATTAATCTTGTTTTATTATTACTATCAGCAACTTCAGCTATAAATGTAGAACCTGGTCTACGAGCTGCTGAACCATGTGGATATACAACTAAGTTTTCTAGTGTTGAACACCCTGCTGAATATTTGGTTAGGTCGGTTCTACCATCTAATCTTGGTGATAGCTCACCACCTGTAAAGTTTGTAAGTTCAACAGCAACCCTAGCCATTTATTAAAACCTTGAGTTTATAAATGTACCTGCATCTATTTGATCTGACATACCTAGGTCTTGATCTATATTCTGACCTTCAGTTGAATCTACAAATCTGGCATCTTTTAATTTATCTTGAAACAGATTGTACATATTAGAAGCTGTTTGATTATTTGATGTAACTGCAAATGCTATATCAGCACCTAAAGCAGCAGATAAAGTTTCTCTTAATGATTCATCATATTCATTAGGATCTGTAACTCTGCTTATAAATAATATTTTCATGCTTGAAGCATTGCTTAGTATTTTTCTACCTTCAACTTTATAGTTTGAATCATAGTCTAATATTCTAAGTAATCTTAAACAATCTGATGGTAAAGTATAAGCAAACTTAAAACCCCATGCAGGAGCTGTAGTGTCTGCTGCTAGTTCTTGTCTTTTTTGTAAGCAATTCCAAGGATGTGATCTAAATACACTATCTCTTACTTGGGTAAATCTTTGGTTGCAAAGTCTTGCATTTTTAGAATCTTCTGTAAGTGAAAGGATTGTTGTAGCTCCTAGTTGATTCAATGCTCCATTACAAATTTCTACTACTGATGCCATATAATCCTTAATATATTTTTAAGACTTGTTTGTCTATCTTTTTATAAAAGGTGGGGATTGCTCCCCACCTAATTTCTATTGATTAGTCTACTGTGTATTCAATAACAAAGCTTAAATCACCAGCAGTATCACCAGCCGCATCAAATAATAATCCAATGTAGTAGTAACCGCCAGGATCAGAAGATTGTCCAGCATCTTCCCAGACTTTCTGACCGCACTTGTTAATGTCTCTAGCTTCAAACGCTACTTCAGTTCCTGTCGTTACAGCACCTCTAAGGTCTGTAATCGCAGAAGCATAAGCGTCATCATCTACAGCAACAATAGCTGTTGTATATAAACCAACGTCTGTTGTCATAGTTGTACCAGAATCTAAATCGTCATTAAACAATTTGATTGAGGATACACTAGCGTTAGTTGGTATCGGAGCTAACATAACTGTGTCAGTTGCCGATAAGTCTCCTGATGCCAAAGCAATAGTTCCTTGAGCAATTCTTTTTACGCCATGCAATTGCTGAGAATCATTCTTGACCGAAGGAGTTGCAACAAAATTTGTTACAATATCTGTATTTACATTCGCCATATATTCCTCCTATTACGATTCTGTTGCTTGTACTTCAACAACTTTCGCTTCTTCCATACGAGTAGCACCAATGCTCATCTTGTGCATAAGCAATGCACGATCTAGTAGAGCCAGATAGCGATAGTCTGTTTGATACAATAAAGTTAAAACCAAGGAACGAGTTGATTTCACCATTAGCCAATGCTTTGACTGTGTTGAAGTCTGAACTTGTAACCTCAGTTGTTCCTAAAAGATCAGTAATCTGCTTTGGAGATACTATGATAAATCTTGGTATAGATGGATCTACACTACCTAAATCAAGAGTTTCTTTTGCACTTCTTAATTTAGCAATAGTTAAACCAGTTGAGCCATGTGCGATTGTATTCGCATTAGCTGTGCTAGTTGATCCTGTCTCACCAGTAAACGCAGTACCTAGTGCAGCAGAAATGATCACGTCATCCATAGCTCTACCCATTGCCATAGCAGCAGCTTGAGCATAAGATGATGTAGGATCAATTAAGAGTC